CCTATTTTCGAATGGAAATTAAACCATTTTATTGGTCTTTTCAGTAAACCTTCAAGATTGTCTGAGTAAGAAGTTGTAAATAGTAATGTTTTGTTTTCCATCAGAAGTAACTCATATTCTTCATGTTTTCAAAAACAGTAGTTGGGACCTTAGGATCAACTTCTTGCCGTATATGAGGATGACCCATTCCTATAGCTAATGATAGAGGAAAACTAGAATTTCCTATGAAAAGTTCTGAACCTTTTATTACTTTG